TTCTATATTCATCATAATAGTAGTCAAAGATACTAACTTGTGTTCCTTGAGCTATGTCAAACTTAACTACTCCACTATCAGAGTAGGATATGACATAGGAATCTAATGGGAGGGATTTGTTGTTTGCTATTGAAACATCACAATCTCTATGAATGATATTAATTTTTCCTCCCATAATTCAATTCCAGTTAATTTCTGGAAATGCATCTTGAACCACAGCTTTAGTAATCTTAAATCTCTTATGCAGTTGTTTATCCTTAACAAGACACATTAAAGAAGCCTCAGATTCATGGAGAGATTCCAACATCTGGATGAACATAACTTCTCTTTTTGGTTGAGGTAGGTCAGTAACACCTTTTACAAAGTGATTGAACTTTCTCCATTCATGAATTAGTTTACTGTGTTCTGTACCTGCAGGGGCATCATTAGGCGTGTAAGGAACTTCCCCAACAGGGAATGCTGACTCCACAGCATCATCAAAGTTCCAAATAAGGACAGACCTTAGTGCAGGACTGTCATAATGTCTCAGAATTTGAATCTTTTCGTCTCTTGTTTTTGAATTAGAAACTCTTTGAATAATTTCAGAGATCAATTGATCTGTTGGTAATTTCATAAATCACTCCATTTTAATCTTCTAAATCTTCCTCCTCATCAAGGAAATCTTTGTTCTCAAATCTAAATGCTATGAGTTCATCTGGAACAACCTGACCATCTTCATCAAACATTTCTGGATGATATGTATAAGGTTGTTTTTGTTCAAGGTGTTGCTTGACTGTCCATCCAACTAAACCACCAAGTATTAGAGCAAAGATTACAAACAATACTGAAAAGACAAGGGCTAGTGCTAACATAGTAATTCTCCTAAACTACTTTTGTTCCCTTATATCCAAGGAAAAATTAAAGTAGATGGTTATTTTTCTACTGAAAAAAGAAACCATCCTTTCAAAACATATTGAAAATGTTTTTTTATGTGGATGCCTCCTTTTTAGTACTAATTCAACACCCCTGTTAACAGGAAGATTGTTACCATTATTTATGGTCATCCAAGATAATTATTTTCTTGTAGATATTTAACTGTATCAGAACAACCTCCAAGGTGTTCTTGATTCATAAGAACTTGAGGGAAAGTAGAACCTTCTCCAAACTCTTTATAAAATTCTTCCTTGGTGAAATGAGTTCCAAGAGAATATTCTCTAACTGAAAAACCTCTTGATGCACTTACTGCTGAAAGAACTTGAAGAACTTTTGTGCAGTATGGGCACCCATGTTTACTATAAACTGTAAAATTCATGACTTTAAATTCTTACTGGATGTGGTCTACGTTGATTTGATTTGATAGCACATAACCATGCTGTTGTGACTGCAATGTTATCATCCCACCAATTAGTTTCCAATCTAAATTCTTGGAATTTGGTAGAAGTATTTTTAATAAACTGTGCTTTATCTGCTCTGGTATAATACCAAAAACTATTTTGATTCCAATAACTGACATGTGTTGGGTCTTGAAATGCTCCTCTACCATCAGTAGAAGAAACTTCAATAAATGCCCAACCTCCATCACAAAGAACTCTATAGATTTCACTCATTGTTTTGATTGGGTCTTTTAAATGAGCAAGGACATGACTTGCATTAATAACCCCAACACTATTATCAGGAAGAGGAATACCCTCATTTAAATCATGAGTAATATCTGCGCCCTCTATATCAATAGTAACATATCCTGGTCTTGGAAACAACCCTCCACCAAGATCTACTTTCATCAAGTCATTAAGTTCTGCATCACGTTCTGCAAGTTGCTGTCCATACTGATGAAACAATTTAAAAGTTTTAATTTGAATGTCATCAAGTCTTTGAGTTTGAGTATTATCATTCCCAGGAAGCCATCTGTAATAATACAGAATCTTAGGGATGAATTTAAATTTGGTATTAAGATATGACCTAATCACTAACTCATGATCATCACATATATTTAACTCTGGGTTGTGCCCACCAAGTTTTTGATAAACAGTCTTCCTCCATGCTCTAACATGGTCAGGTGCATACCAAATAATACCAATACTGCGACTGGTAGGAGGAAACATATCAATTTTAATGAAGTCCTCATCTCTAAAATTAACCCACTTATGGGTCCATCCATTAGCAGAACTCCATGGAACTTTATATTCAGGACCTCTCATGTCATAGAGAAGATCTTCACTATAGGCAAACCCAATTTCTTCATCTTGAAATGCCTGATTCAATTCTTCAAGGCAATCAAGACTCAACAAATCATCATGATCTACCTCTACAAGAATATCTCCTTTACCAAGATTGAATGCCTTGTTCTTAATGAATCCTACATTAGGATTAGTAATCCCAGTATAAACTTTTACTTTCTCATCAGACTTTAATTCTTCTGGCAAATGTCCTGGTTTACAATCTCCATTTAAATACAGAACCCATTCCCAATTAGAGTATGTTTGATTTTTAATAGTATCATACAACTCCATTAAAAATGGAATGTTATCTTTTTTATGTTCTGGTGTAATAATACTAAATTTATAATTCATATCAATCAAAGAAAAACATGTGGAACAATCTTGAGTCTTCTACTTCTTTGCCAAAGTATTGTGATGCTGCATGAATACATTTACCATTAAAAATAACTAGTCTATTAAAGACATTTCCAACAGTGTCTACTAACTCAAACTTTGTCCCATCATAAAATCCACCATCAAATGCAGAATCAATTCCAGGATCTGATGAATGCCTTGCTTTAGTTTCTTTGTGCGCATACATGGAAGTTCCTGCTTGAAATGGTGCCCCAGGAGTTAAATAAACCATCCCAGCCCACTGTTGAAAATCTGTATGATATACAAGAGGATCTTCAGCATTACATGTCTGAAAGATACCATTCATTCCATACTCATCCCAAATAGTTATTGGTTGCCCAATAATAGTTTCAAATGCTTTCTTTGTGCCAGGAACAAAAAACTTTTGCTCTGTTCTTTTTCCCTTATAGTATCTCAAATCTGCAACAAATTCTTGTTGTAGTGCATACTCCCTAACTGCATAGGGATCAGAGTAAAAATTATCCACTACAAAAATTCTTTTGTCTGGATTTAAGTTTAAGTTACTTACTGTTAAAAATTTCATTTAGATTTCTTCCAATTTTTTCTTCAGTTCATTATACAAGTAATTTACATAATCTCCTGTATTGTGGTATGCCCCATTATGAATCAAGAACACCAAGTTTGGAAAAGGATTTACCCTTTCAGGTTCTATTAATCTAAGACAAATTCCATAGGCAGACTCATAATCTTCAACTTTCATATAAGTCTCAACTAATCCACAAAGATGCTCATTTCTTTGAGGACAATATGCTTCGCATTTTTTATATTCTAATAGAGAAGTTTCGTATTCTCCACAAAAACTATATGCATTACCAATAAGGTATTGTGCATAATAGATCATCTCATTAATATTTCCATCATAAAAATATTTGATATATTCTTTAAAGTAAAAGATACACCTTCTTGCATATTCTTTCTGATGTTCATATCCAAGAGGAAGAACATTTGATCCATAACAATCACTATAACTCTTTCCTATGTAAAAGAAGTGATAAGAATCTTGCATCAAAGTTCCACCACATACATGCTGTTCTTCTAACTCTAACGCATCAGTAACAAACTTTGTTGGATTTACATAGCTATTACCTTCACTTTTAATGAAGTGTCTAAATTTACCAGTTAAATTTACTCTTTGAAATTCTTCTTCTGTTGGACCGCACCCTGGAAGAATGATACACTCATGTCTTTTGTCATGCTTAAATCTCCAAGGAAGTTTTGCATTCCAAATTCTACTCCTTAACCAAGAAGCACCTCCTGTAGTAGCAACAACATTCCAAGATTGTACAGAGGTGTCATTTAAAACAGACCAATCAAAATCTTCTTCAACTTCTAATTGCTCATCAGCATCAATTCTAAACAACCAATCACATCCATGATCTGCTTTGGTGCATTCCTGAACTAAACTATCGCTATTCCATCCTGGATAATGCCACTCAACATTATAACAGTAACCAGGAATGTCTTTATCCTTGAAAAAATTCTCAATTAATTCTTGAGTATTATCTGATCCATTACACTGAATGATCCAGTAATCAATATGTTTGTAGCAAGAATTCAAAACTCTTTCTATAATGTGAGATTCATTTCCCACCATCATGTTTAGGCATATTTTAGAATTTGTCATCATTCTTCAATTTCATTATTTGGTGTAAGGATTGGATCAGAGAATCCCATCCTTTTTAATTTGTTTGCAGTTCTTGCTATTGTCTGATCAATAGTCAGGTACTTGTATGTAGCAGTTCTGCCAACAAAGATAGTATTTTTTTCTGCCTGCATAAGAGGTTTATATTGTTCAAATTGTTCCAGATACTTTCCAAAAATCAAAGGGTAGTAAGGATTATTAACACCCTCTACATGTCCTACTGGATATTCTCTTGTGACCACTGTAGTTTCAACATCTTGATTATACCAGTATGAGTGATCAATAGCCCTGTTCCATTTATTGATACTGTTACATTCATTCAGTTGAATGTATGGGGTCTTGGGACAATATACATGCTCAAAATTAAGAGATCTATAAGACAGTTTGCCATACTGATAATTAAAATAATTATCAACTTTACCAGTAAAAACTAAAAGATCACATTTGTCTTTTAGATTCTTCCATTCATCTTTAGGAACATTCAAATGAACTGGAATATCCTCAAAAATATTTTTAAACAAATCAACAAATCCATTTTTAGGAAGACCTTGATACTTTTGTTGGGTGAATGCTCCATCAGTTCCAGGTTTTCTTACAGGAAGTCTATTAAGGATTCCCATGGGAAGTTCTTCCATCTTAACTCCCCACATTTTTTCAGAGTAATCTCTAAAAACTAATTCCTTAATTTCATTATCAGAAAGACGTCTTCCAATAATCTTATCCGAATTATCATTATAAGGAATAGGAATTCTACCTAATCTAGTATTAGCCCAGACATGAACTGAAAAATTATTGAACTGTGCAAACTGATGTAACCAATCCCACACTCTTTTACTGTCTGTATGAATGGCATGAGGTCCATGAGCATGAATTACACACCCTGTCTTATCATCAACATAGTCATAACAGTTTCCAGAAAGGTACTCTCTTGTTTCAAATACTTCTACATCCCAACCATTATCTTTTAGAATCTTTGCTGAAGTTGCACCTGCAGTACCAGATCCAATCACATATGCCAAAGACATTTACTAATACCTCGTATTAAAAAAGAACGTTTGAAACAATCTACCACTATGTAAATCTTTACCAAAATAATCCACAGAAGCATGATACATCTTACCTGGATATAATATCAATCTATTGTAAATATTTCCTATTCTATCAACAACTTCCCATTTTGTATAGTCTCTTGCATCTTCACCATGATCAATATTTCCAACAGACATTCTCTCTTTACTTTCTTTAT